GGCACATTCTTCGAATGTGTTCTCTTCTTCGGACTCTGCCGGTTCGTATTCTCTAGACGGGTCCTGTGTCGTGCGCTATCACTTGGTTTCTAGTTCCAAGTTTAGCACGCGAATCAAGGGGGCAGTGAAAACGGGTTGTGTAAATGGTGCTTTGCCTAAGGCTGATCTCCTTCAGTTAACACCGAAGGATTTCCTCCCGACGGCTTGGGACCTATTACCTTTCTCGTTTATAGCAGATTATTTCGCTAATATTGGCGATATAATCAATGCCGTCAGTCTTCTTGGTACGAACTATGTGTTTACGTGCAGGACTGAGCGAACCGTTTCTCGTCGCGATTATTTCGTGACGGGTTGCGATAAGCTTTTTGTCGATGCACCACAACGCATGATTCAGATCAATAAGAACTGGTGTCAGGGCGGTAACGCTTGGTTCCAGACAACGTCTTTTTCGCGCACACGTTTAAATTCCGAGGATTTGCTTCCTGTATTGAGATTTCGTATCCCAATCTCGAAGCGGCCTTGGGAAAACATGGGTGCGATTATGGCGGCTAATGTCCGGGTCCTTGTCCCATTCTACGCTGCAGGTGCGACTCACGTTCGTGATCACATTCCACGGCGTAGATAATGTAGTCCTTTTGGAGTACTTATTGTGTCATTGACACTTACCACACCCATTACAGGTGGGGCCCAGACTGGTTTTACGTCTCCGACGTATACCATTGTCGCTGATACGTACCCGACAAATACCGGCAAACAGTATGCGGTGACCGCTCTTGGCGGAACGCAAGCTGGTGTCGATACGTCGAGTACTGTCAGCCGTCCGTTTACAGTTTCGTTGGCTCGGCCTCCGGTCTTGAAGACCCTGGCCGTTGTCGACCCTGTGACGGGCGTTCTCCGCAGTCAGCCGTTCAACGTTTGGACTTGCAACGTACGGAAAGGCGTCACGCCGCTCACTGGTCAAGCTCCGGTTACGCTTTTGGCGCAACTGAAGATTGCCGTGCCGGCTGGTGCCGATCAGTACGATGCAGCCAACGTTCGTGCTGCCATTTCCCTCCTCGTCGGCGCCCTTAATCAGGTGTCTTCGGGGTTGGGTGATTCTTTGATCAACGGTACTATCTAAAAGGTAGTCTCGCCATGCAAAGGATCCTTGAGTGGGCTAAAACCCACCATGCGGCAGTCCTAGGAACGATAGTTGTTCTTGAGAATACTGGAGTTATCTCCGGTAAGCTTGGGAGCATCCTTCGTGTTCTAGGTGGAGCCCTTTTGAATCAGTAGTGATACTGATTCTTAGTGCTCTAGAACGGTCGATTGAGGAGATTGTGCTATGGGCCTTAGTCCTGGCGCTCTTTACTCGGCGATCTTTACCGATGTGAAGGATATCTTGCCTTTTACCCCAGTTGGGTTAAGCAAGATTCCCCCAGATGCCTCTTACAAACAGTTTGCTGCTTGTCGCCTTCTCGAGTCCCTCTTAAAAAAGTGGGTCCCCGAGGATACGCGACAGGCAGATTTAACTGCAAAAGAGAGGTTCCTTGCATCAAATAAAAAGTGTAAGGACTGGACGTTCTCTCCAAATACTGAACTTGATCGGGAGCTCTTTGGATTGCTCCAAAGCGAACTCGATCAGTTCTTTCATCCGGAGGGTCAGTTTCTGTTTGGTAGCATGTTCGATATTCTTGAACATGCCCGAACAGGACCTGGTGCTGCCATTGGCGCGCGAGGGAATAGCTTGTATGCTAAACTCTTTAGTTCGCCTTTGACGACCACGTCGGCTAACCTATACCGAATGTATAGGAGCTACATTGAATGGTACCCGACCTTCTCAGAAGCGGAAGTTCACCGCTATGAGAAGTATGGTAGCCCTCGTGTAGTTGATCGCAGTCGGTGCAGCTTTGTTCCAAAAACCACAGACGTGAGTCGGATGATTTGCGTTGAGCCTTCGCTGAATATGTTTTACCAGCTTGGGCTTGGCGCGATCTTTGAGAAACGGCTGAAGGATCTATTTAAGATAGATCTGGAAGTGCAGCCTCAAAGGAATCGCCGACTGGCATACTTGGGCTCCTTGGATGAGTCTTTCGCTACGATCGACCTATCCTCGGCTTCCGATTCAATATCATTGTCTCTTTGCAAGTCTATTCTTCCCGGTTGGGTATTCGATACCCTGCTCGAGTTGCGTAGCCCTGCTACTGAGATTGATAAAGAGAGTATACCTCTGGATATGATGTCTACTATGGGTAATGGTTTTACATTCCCGTTGCAGACTATAATATTCAGCTGTCTGATCAGAGCGGCTTATCGATCCCTCCAAAAGAGGATCATCGATGGGCCTGATAGTAATTGGGCCTGTTTTGGAGATGATTTAATCTGTAGCAGGGAAACCTATTACAGAGTTTGTCGTCTTCTCGACTTGCTCGGTTTCACTATCAACTCTGATAAGTCCTTCTTTGAAGGACCGTTCCGCGAGTCTTGTGGCACTGATTGGCTTTTTGGTCAACCAGTCCGGGGTGTTTACATTCGTAAGCTCCGGTCGCTGCAAGATATCGTGGTCGCCGTTAACC